CGAGGCTATTCCACCGGCTTATACGCACTATATTGGGATGCAGGTTAAACTATGAGTTATCCACAAGGTTTATCCACATATGTTAAAAAGGTGTGGGACACGCTCAACGATACGCTCAAGATTGACAGGTATTTGACTAGGCGACTACGCTCCATACTCGCAGGCGAGCCGCTACCGCGGATAGCTCGCAGGCGTAGTTTGGTGCTTTTGGCCGGGCTATTGCTATTTAGCAATATGCCTGCATCTCAAGCTATAAGCACACAAAGAGATAAAGAAAACTACAAACTATACGCTCATATAAAGCTACTCAATGCTAAGCAATATAGATGCTTAGAGATCCTATGGAATAAAGAGAGTAGATGGGATCCACGTGCAGATAACCCTAATAGCTCTGCATATGGGATACCTCAGCTACTTAAGATGAAAGAGTTAGATCCCTTTAAGCAAATAGATCTAGGACTTAAGTACATAAGCAAGCGGCATAACACACCATGCAAAGCACTCGAGTACCATAATCGCAAAGGCCATTACTAATGGTGCACGGTAAGCACGACCCTAGACTTAGTAATAAGTACAAGAAGCAAAGGCTCGTAGTACTAGCTAGGGATGGTTATACGTGTGTGTATTGTGGACAGGATGCCACTACGGTAGATCACATAGTCAGCCTCAAAGCCGGAGGCGATCCGATTAGTTTGGAGAATATGGTGGCCTGTTGCAAGCGATGCAATTCGAGCAAGGGATCACGCTCACAAGGCGTTTTTTTAGCATCCAATTCTACCCCCCCTGCCTTTCCGAGCAATATCTCCCCGAGGACCACTAGTACGGTCCTAGCCGGTCCATGTACGGGCCAACCGGAGCAGAATTGATAGGAGTATGAGCGAAATTAAAACGGCCCGTCAGGGGGCTACTGAGCCTCGATTACATAGTCCCTACATCGAGGGCAAAAATCGCGGCGATGAGGTAGCGCAGCTTGCAGACTCGATAGGCCTACCCCTTTTACCGTGGCAAGATTTTGTAATTCGTGACATGACCGCCATAGATGAAAATAATATGTTTATCCGGAAAACTAATCTCGTACTTTGTGCCCGGCAACAGGGTAAAACTCACCTTGCGCGTATGATGATGCTCGCGCATCTCTATTTATTCGACTCTAAAAACGTAATCATTATGAGCTCTAATAGATCGATGGCCTTAGACACCTTTAGGCAAGTGGCCTACGCTATCGAGGCTAACGATGCCCTCAGTAAGTCGGTTAAACAGATCCGGTTTGCTAACGGCACCGAAAGTATCGAGCTTAAAAACGGCGCTCGCTTAGATGTAGTCGCAGCTACGAGAGACGGTAGCCGTGGCCGTACCGCCGACCTGCTCTACATCGATGAGGTACGAGAAATATCCGAGGAGGGTTTTAGAGCTGCAACACCTACGACTCGAGCCCGGGCTAATGCTCAAACCTTATTAACCTCTAATGCCGGCGATGCCTTTAGTACGGTGCTCAATGATCTACGCGAGAGGGCCTTAAGTTTTCCGCCTAAGACGTTTGGTTTTTACGAGTACTCGGCCCCTCAGTTTGCAAGTATTACCGATCGCGATGCGTGGGCTATGGCAAACCCGGCGCTCGGTTACACCGTTACCGAGGAGGCCCTCGAGGAAGCCGTAGCTACTCAGCCGGTAGAGACGACTAAAACCGAGTTACTTTGCCAATGGATCTCATCCTCTCAAAGCCCGTGGCCGCATATGTCGGTAGAAAATGCAGGCGATAAGGATCTAAAAATGTCACCGGGTCCGCTTACTATCTTTGCTTTTGATGTTAGCCCGAGTAGGCGCGACGGGTCGCTTACGATGGGCCAAGTGTTGCCCGATGGCCGGATCGGTGTCGCGGTGCTTGAGACTTTTCACTCGGACGTATCCATCGATGAGCTCTTTATGGCCGACCATATTGCCAAATGGTGTAAAGACTTTTACCCTCGTACGGTTTGCTATGACAAGTACACGACCGCCTCGATCGCCAAACGCCTCGAGATTAACGGCATCCATATAACCGATATCTCAGGGCAAAAGGGATACCAAGCTTCCGGCGACCTGCACCAAGCTCTATCGAATAATCGTTTGGTGCACTCGGGCCAAGATGATCTCGTGAGCCATATGGCGAATTGCGCCGCAAAAGAGAGCCCGGATAGTTGGCGTATCGTCCGTCGTAAATCGGCAGGGCCCGTAGATATCGCTATCGGCTTATCTATGATCGTACATATCCTTAATCAACCAATGGCCGAGGCTAAGGTTTACATATAAGACACGCCGCGCATAATCGGTTTTATGCTTGACAATTTGAGAAAATCCTACCTATGGGATTACTCCAAACTCTAGGGCTTAAGAGCTCCGATAAACCTCAGGTAGAGGCTCAGTACGCACCTGCCGTAATGGATACGACGTACGGTTATGGATCATTTAATACCGGTAATTTTGGTTATAACGGCGTAGGTATCGATCGTAACTTTGCTTTACAAGTATCAAGCGTTGCACGTTGCCGTAATTTAATTGCCGGCGTTATTGCATCTATTGATTTATCACTTTATAAAAAATCTACAGGCGAAAAGTTAGGCTCTCCGGTTTGGTTAGAGCAGCCGGACATACGCCAACCTCGCAGCCTTACAATCGCTGCAACCGTAGATAGTTTAATATTTTATTCGGTCGCGTATTGGCGTGTTACATCTTTGTACGCCGATGATGGCCGACCATCCGGGTTTGAGTGGGTTGCTAATAACCGCGTTACATATACGACTAATCAATACGGTACAGAGATCCAAGATTATTTCGTCGATGGTAATAAGGTACCTATGGGCGGTATCGGATCGCTTGTAACTTTCCAATCTTTACTACCTGGTGTATTGCAGAGTGCAAGTACGACTATTAAAGCTGCTTACGATGTACAAAAAGCAGCGGCGATAAGTGCAGCTACACCAATGCCAACAGGTATCCTAAAAAATAACGGTGCAGATCTACCGGAGTCTCAGATACAAGGTTTACTAGCTGCGTTTAAGAGTGCTCGACAAAATCGCAGCACCGCATATTTAACTAGCACTCTCGATTATGTGCCTACGTCATTTTCACCTAAAGACATGGCGTACGCGGAATTTTCTCAGTACCTCGCTACCGAAATTAGTCGCGCGATGAACGTACCAAGTTATCTAATTAGCGCGGACATGAATAACTCAATGACGTACCAAAATATTTTAGATGGTCGTAAAGAGTTTGTAGCTTATTCTTTGCAGCCTTACATTTCGGCTATTGAGGATCGTCTATCAATGAACGATATAACTAACTCAGCTAATCAAGTACGTTTTGCCGTCGATGATACTTTCCTACGTGTAGATGCTAAGGATCGTTTAGATATCATCGAGAAAATGTTAAATCTAGATTTAATTGATGTAAACCAAGCCCGACAAATGGAGCAACTAACACCGCTAGGAGATACAAGTGCTACTAACGTTTAGTCAAGAAATACAGGCAGCCGATACAGAGCGCCGGATGATCTCCGGACTCGTAGCACCGTATGGCGAGATCGGTTTTACAAGTGCAGGCCCGGTTATGTTTGAGCGCGGCTCAATTACTTACGCCGAAGCCTCAAGTATTAAATTACTTATGCAGCATCAATCCGATAAGCCGGTAGGTCGCGCTATCAGCTTTAGCGAGGCTAATAATGGCGTTTATGGATCTTTCCGTTTATCGAGTAGCACCCGGGGACAGGATGCTCTCGTATTAGCTCAGGAAAACCTAGTAAGCGGCTTATCCGTCGGGGTCGATGTAACGGCCTCGAAGCCTATGGGCGATTACCTGTTAGTAACGGCGGCGGTCCTCAAAGAGGTTAGCCTCGTCGAGAGTGCGGCCTTTTCTAGCGCCTCCGTAACTGATATTGCAGCCGCTCGAGCAGCGCTTGAGGCAGCTACAAGTACAAAAGAAAAAACTACAACTATCTCTACGACGATCGTAGAGGTCGAAACCGAAACAGAAACAGAAAGCGAGGAGGCCGTGACTACTGCCCCTGAAAATACACCGGAGGAAACTCAGGTAGATGCACCGGTCGAGGCTGAAAAGGTCGAGGCCGCTCGTAAGATCATCCGACCATCCGTACTAGACTCTCAGCGAGTACGTACACCTATTACATCTATGGGC